GATCTTTACATTCAATCCTGATTCTTTTTCATCATGTACATGCACAAACTACCAAACGGCAATGTTATTATGCATGAAGGATTGCCGCGTGAACTTGCAATCAAACGCATGGAAGATTACAAGCGTTGGCATCAGGAACACCGTGAAGAAATAAATGTTTCTTCTCAACAATTGTGGGAGGATATGTTTGGTAATTGATAAGAATGTGTGCCACATGTTCTAGTGGCACATATAATGAGCACAGTCATTTATTTTTGCTATTGTATTCACAAGTTCAGAGATCAACCAATGCAACTCACATCCAAAAATGGTAATATGGTTGTTGACTTCTATCCGGTGAAGTTTGCAACCGGTGAGATTCACAATCGATTGATGCTCAAGGTTGTTACTTTTATGGGATCTGCACAATCTAAGAGATACATCAATGCGAAAGACTTCCGCCGTGAGGTATATTCTAGAATTGAAGGATATGAGTATAAAGTAACAAATAGTGAGATGATTCCACAGTTATACAATTCCGCCATGGGTATGGCATGCTGAGTAACACTAACGAACATTCTCTAAGTAACATCATGATCTACAACAATCCACGATTCTTGGATGCACTTGAAGGGTTGCAATCCTTCATCCTTGATACATCTGCCGACATTGATATGGCATATGATTGGGTTAGTGACCAGACAGAAATTGATTCTTTTGTTTATGATCTAAAGGCATGGAATATGTTTTATGAAGTCTATGAGGAGGCAACAAAATGACTTCTGTAAATGATAACATCATCGACCGTGATCTTATCACGGACAGATATATCAAGGAATTGATAGAAGGAATGGATGAGAAATCAATGGTGCAATATATCTACGATCATATGGAATATGTTCTAGAGAGTTATACAATCGATGAACTGATTGCAGAGGTTGAAGAATATGATCAATCACTCCTAGAAACACCTACCATAAATGATTGATAAAAACGATATTCTGTGCCACTAGGATAAGTGTCACAAGATATGTTTTTGACCCGCCATCTGGTCTATTGTATTCACAAGTCAAACAACGAAACCAAATGTTCACTAACACCACCGAGACACAAACTTACAACGGTTGGGCAAATCGTGCCACCTGGAATGTTACTTTGTGGATGCAAAATGATGAGTTTCTTTATAACACTGCCAAGGCATGTGTGACATATTGTGAGACATGTGACACACCTTATGATGCATTTATTCGCTGCATGAATAACTGCCAACGTGAAGTAAATGGTGATGGATTCCGTTGGGATGATGAAACAATCAACCGCGACGAAGTGAACGAAATGATGAAAGATCTTTGATCACTAAGTAACACTAACTCAACCCCATTCATTATTATCATCATGCGTAAGATTGAAAAGCAAATGAACACCGCAATCCGTAATTGCGAAAACTTCAGTTCATCAAACACCCGTGTAATCTATTCACCTATTCGTAACTCTTCTGAAGTGTACTTGCATGGGAATCTGATTGCTATTGTCTCAAATGGTGTTCTTCAGATGTTTGATGGAGGTTGGCAAAGTAATACCACCAAGAGCAGACTCAATGCACTATGTGATGAGTTCGCCAAAACTGGTGAAGGAGTATTTCAGAAAGATTTCAAATGGTATGTTTCTAAATTCGTAGGATATGCCAATCAAAGTAGAGTCTACAATGCAGATGATTTCTCCAATGGTTATATCCTCGCATAATTACTAACTAACAATCAACCCCATTATTCTTTCAAGATCATGACACAATCAAGATACGTAATTGACTCCATTCAGTTTGATTGGGTAGATGGAGACTTCGAGTGTCCATTGTCATTTAGACAGGGGATAATCGATGCTGCTATGTGTACCGTATGGTATGCAGATAATGAGGAGGATGTAGTCAATCAGATCACTGAATCTGCTGCATTTTGTGTTAGTTCCGTCCAACTATATAAAGTGCCAAATAGGTTCTAAATTATGTTTTATTGATGTAAACGCGCAGCAGCACAGTTACTAACAATGAAACATCGTAAATCCACTGGAAATACTGATACTTTAGTCAATGATGAGGTGTATCATGCCCTACTAAATATGCACCCCGTTGACTATCGTTTATTCATGGAATATCGTGTTTCTAAGTGTAATCGTAAATGTTGAAATAAATCGTGTTATGTAAACTTATTCGTTCCTTATTGTGCGGAGTTACTGTTACCTTAGCGAGCACACAATGAACTCACAATTCTACCACGAATCTCCAAGAATTGCAACCCCTAAGTTCACAAACAGTCGAACAGTTAGTGACATTTAGACAGTCTACGAACTGGCACATTTCTGACAGTCACTGGGAGAAATCACTGCTATGATTCGGATAACAACCAAGGAGGAAACTAGGAGACACTGAGAGACACATAGTGGGCACACAGTAAGCATCAAGAACCTCACACCAATCGTGCCCACTATCTGACACAAACTGCCACGGACAGTTAGTATCACTCAGGGACAGTGATTCGGTGCCGGTTGTTGTGATCGCGGGGGGGCGTTGCCAAAAAAGTACCGTCTTTCTAAGCTATAAACGTTTCCAGACGACCTAGTGATATCAATATCAAAATTTTTTTCGGAGACCCCCAGAGGTCCCTTAGAAAAAATTCCGAGGAAAAAAAATCCCCCCCACCCCCAACCTTTCGAGGGGGGAGAAGTGTTCAACTATGCAGTCATATCAAGGGTAGAAGATTTCGACTAAATTGCCATTTTGAGTCAAGCGAAACTTCTTACCAGTTTGGATTGAACGACCTTTTGCCAAACTAGAAGCAGATGTCAAGTTGTGCTGCTCGCCATAGCGATGCCACTTGAAGAATTGGTCTTGGTATTCAATGAGATATTTCATGGAGAAATTCCTTCTCAGAGTCGTAGGGAGTTGTTTGCCCAGTCCATAGTTGATAACCAACTGCTAGTTCTGGCAGTAACCATTCATGTACAGGTGCACAGTGCTCCCAGTTTGCTGGTTGTACACAGTTGACCACTACAACCTGAAAGAATGCTGTGAGGTGTATTAGGAAACTTTGCATGCCTGGGAGTAGTGGAGCGAATGATTGGGTCATGGGTGAGGTTCGGAACCCTCTTTATGCACGAAGGTGAGGGTATGAAATATAGTTATAAGGGTTATGAAAGATGTCTTTATAGACGTGTTCCATGATGAGTGCGATTCGCCGGTTCCCCTCTTTTGTAGGTGAGTGAAAGAATGGATCCACTAGACCCACAGTAACTGCATGATCTAACTGAGGATAGTCTTTACGATCTCTATAACAGAGGTGCCAGTCACCGTTTAGTTCATAATCGGTGGAGCAGACCCAAGTGAGTTCCTGTAGTAAACATTTACGAATCCCACGTGGACATGGGTGAATACAGTCGTATAAGGAATCAAACCAATAGTTAGGTATGCCTTTTAGTTTGAAGTATTCATCCCAATGGGCGATTGCCATTTGGAGACAGGTTCTTTCCCATGCTGGGTCGATATAATTATCGAAGTAATAGTCAAAGTCAATCTTATGAGATCTTATATGATCTTTGATATGTTCTGGGAAATATGGACTACAGGATTTACGAAAATCAGTCTTACTGGAGTATATACGTTTGAGATATATTGGTTGTACTTCCCAGATGACTCCTACGAGGTTATGAGGTCTCTGTAAGTATTCTGTTACTCTAAGGAATGCTTCTTCATTGGTTTGATCACTTTCGGCAATATAATCAACATGTAGGTTATGTTTTATTCCTAGTAGTTCCCCCCAATGAAGGTGGCGGCAGGAGTCTGGGTTATTATTGAGTTGTGACCATTCTTTTTTAGATTGACCATGAACATATCCGGCAGTTCTGCCTTCTGCCCATCTACCACCAACAACCAATAATGTATCAGAGATCGCCAAATTTATCCCTCATGTCCTCACGTTGTTTTTTGAGGGAGTCAAGTGCACCATCAAGAAACCCTCTACGATATTCCCAAGTATCACCACCTGATTTACCTCTAGATGCATTGATGCATTTGCCGTAGTCTGGATCATCTGTTTGAATATTATTACAGACTAAACCAGCGAGATCTATATCTTTACCCGGTTTACCAGTACCCTGCCAGTAGAGTTGACCCTCCATCCAGGTAGCACCACATTTCTCACATTTTCTCATGGGGAGAACAGCAGTTGATCGAATTATTTAGATTCTAGCAATCAAAGTCCGTGTGTGCAATAATATACTCAGCAATAGTCTTATGCTGCAGTGCATTTGGATGACCTTGACCTGGTGTCTGGATAATCTTCAGGATATCCTTATAGATGCAATGCATCGTAGAGTCATCCATTAGGTTACGCCAATAACCAAGATCTGCTAGTGGATCGCAATCATTGAACAGTACAATGTAAGGAACATTGTGTACCTTAGCAAACTGTTCAAATAACAATAAGTTCTTATACAGATTCTCCCCACCATGTGTCTTATTCCACACCCAACGGTAGTAGGAAGACATTGCTAGGGAGTGTGGGACTTTCTTCTTGTTACCAGAGCGAAAGTTGAAGTTAGAGTTATCTTGACGGAAGCGATAGGGGCAGAATAGATGTGGACCATCTTCTGCATAGTATTCAATGCGGGTAGGCACTGTGAGTTGCAAGACCGTAGGTTGAACACCATTAGTCTTGATCTCATGCAGTGCCCTATTTACGATGAAGTCATTAGATGCACCACATTGGGATAGATCTGTAACTTCAGTCTTATAATGTTTAGAGACATGATGGATGAATCGCTCAGTCAGGCGATTCCTCAGTTCATCACCCCATGTATAAGAACAACCCGCAAAGATCATGCCGAAAGATCAATCATTTTCTGTATGTATGTCCTAGCTTTCTGTAAGTCTGAGAGACGAGATTCGCCCACTTTCTTACCTGCTCGACTGACATATTTTACCACATTTCCAGCAAAGAAGTCAAGACCTTGATCTGCAACAAAGTCCCATACTTCAATCTTACCGGTATTGTAGTGCTCGGGATGACTGTAATTAGCACTCTTGGGTTGAGGACGCTTTTCAGGAATACTCATATCAAATGAAATAACATCTGCACCCTCAGCACCGAAGATTATTCCATCCATAGGAACAGGTTGTGCTGCACCAAATGACTCACCTGTACCAATAGTGATGGAGTCAGTTACTTTTTCTTCTTTCATCTTGTTTCTTGAAGTTACGAAATCAAGAGGTAGTCCAAACTCATCGTCTGCGTGAATTTCGGCCATAAGAATGTTATACTCCCTTATAGTTAGTATAACAGTTATTCACTGCTGCGTCAAGGATGTCAGCGATTTGCTTATGTCCCTCTAGAGTTGGATGGAAGGAGTATGGGTTGACTATCTTCCTCTTTTTCAGATGTGAAATACGATCACAGTCTGCTTTCCAGTCAGAAAAGTGATACTTATCATCCTTTGGATTCCATCCATTATGATATGCCAATTGACTTAGTAAGTCATTATTGCAAGGATAAGGTAGTTTCACAAAGTTTCGGAAAGCATCTTTTTTGCGCCAATCAATTCCAGGGTAATTCAACGTATGAAACCATAGTTGAGGAACACCAAGCAACTCAAAATAGTGCCGCCAATGACATATTTCACGGATCATGTGGTTTAGTTGAACTTTTTCATCGAAGTGTTGACGAAAGTATTCTTTTGGTCCAACCCAATCAGGACCATGTAAGTTTGCTTTTGATCTTTGTGTTGGTTGAAATGACGAAAACCCTTTCGAGTGATTGAAAAACAACTCCATTCTGTAGATAGAAGTTATTCCCCACAGGACAATAGTATCATCTAAAGTATTTTTCCGTAAGTATGTTAGCACTCTACGGAACATCGAACCATTAGATGCACCACCCTTACCCAGATTGACATTTTCAAAACCATACTTCTTTGAGAGAATAGTTCTAAAAGAGTATTTTGCCATCAACTCTCGGTTATGTGAAACATCGCTATACAATTGGGATGTCTTATGAACGTTCGGAACGTACATAGCCCCGACACCTTCCATCCAACTGCACCCCAAAGTCAGTAACTTAGTCATCGTAATTACTCACTTGGTATGATTTATGCCACAAAGTTTTGTATAAACTGGGATTTGGGTTGTTACTTTTGTGTCTATTATAATACTTTTCAAAGATTGGGTCAAGGATCTCCGCAATTTGCTCATGACCCTGGCGTGTTGGGTGGAAAGAGTATGGATTTACAACTCCCTTTTGCTCTAATAGTTTTATTCTATCACAATCTGCTCTCCAATCTGAAGAATGATACTTGTCATCTATTGGATCCCACCCATTCTTGTATGCTAATTGACTAAGTAAATCCTTATTGCAAGGGTAGGGCATCTCACAAAATGGTTTATGGAGTGAGTGTCCTCTGTATTCTGCGTAAGTTATAGTATTCAAAGTGTCAAACCACATCTGTTCACAACCTGCTAACTCAAAATGTTTCTGCCAATGGCAAATATCTGATGTCAACAGGGATATTGCCATCTCCTCATCAAAGTGTAAATTGAAATGTTCCTTAGGGCCGCACCAATTGCTGCGACCAGTCTTACGTAAATCTACTTTTTGGTTAGGTTGGAACGAATGATGTTTCTTAGTATCGGTAAAATACATTTCATCACGATAGATTGACGTGATTCCCCACATGACAATAGTGTCATTCAGGTCATTAGCAAGCAAATACCTCTTTAGTTTACGTGCTTGAGAGTTATTTGCTGCTCCACCTGCACTAATATCAACATGATCTAGTTTATATTTCTTGCACAACAACGTCGTAAAAGAATATTTGCGTTGTTCGTTGTCAAAACTAAACTTACGATACTCATCTCTTGTGTATTTTTTGGTGTTGTCGTAGGAAGCACCGATTCCCTTTACCCAACTACACCCTAATGTTAGCAATCTCGTCATAAATTTTGTCAGCGAACCAGGCGTGGCAGGATTTTGTTGGATGATATGAGTATGGATTTAGATCACCTTGCTTTACGAGGTAGGGAACTCTGCTGGAATCGCTGTCAGCGAACTGTGAAACGTGATATCCGTCTGCTTTAGGAGCATAACCACGGTCTGCACATCTCAATGATAGTAAATCCCGCTGAGGTTTGTCATCAAAAAGCATATTAGGACTCTTGTAGTCGTAATTATGGTGGTTGAAAGTATCCAACCAGTAATTTTTGATCCCAGCAAGAGCAAAAAACTTGTCCCAGAACCTTATTTGTTGCGATAAGAGGATAACTTTTTGCTCATGATTGTAGTGATGGGTTATATGTTCCTTGACATTGAATTGTGCACGCTCTTTCATAGCGTCTTTACCCCATCCATTACCAAATAGAACGTTTACATAGTCCTGTTTTGAGTTATACCACACTTCTGTGCGTGGTGTAACTGTCAATGCCCATATGACAGTGGTATTTTGACACTTCTGTTTCGACAAATCTCCAAAATATTTCGTCGCCATACGGAATTGCCTCTCATTTGAGGATCCCATTACCGCAAAATTCTTATTTTCCATCCCCCAACGTTCAGCAAGGATGCTTCTCCATGCATATTCTCTGGATACTTCTTTATCGGTCATCTTACCGCTCTTGCGATAATCTATTTCAGTCATCCCTTCTTCGTAATGGAGACCAACTCCAAACGTCCAAGAGCATCCAAAGGTAACTAGCGTCATTCTGTGATATAACGAGGAGGTAGTAATCGTGGTATCCTGCCGTATTTATCGCGACATAGTTTGGCGAATATGGTCAAAGTCATTACGGTGACTTGGTAGCACTCTATTTTCCCCATGAATCAGGCAACTCATCGAAAACAACCTTCCAATCCTTATAGAAGCGACCCATATACATTCCAGCAACGTTGATATCCTCTTCATCAAGGTCTTCAATGTCACTTGACCACTGATCTTTGAGGTAATCGTACTCAGGTGCATTACTTCCCATGTCTGGGACATAACAATTATGATGAATTTTGGTAATTTTGTAATTTAGGAAGTTAGAAAGACGCTCTAACTCTTCTTTTTCCTTATCTGGGTTCCAAAAATCTTCCATAACCATGGGATAAACGTTTTCTTTCCCAAATGCATCGCAAAATTTCAGGTAACCATCGGTATAATCGCAGTGATACGGCAAACGATCCTTTTTTAGGTTCCAGAAAAAGAGTTTTTTGTGCTTTTTTCTGGCAGCATAACGAGAAGCGACAAAATCGCCTCCAAATGCGTCCATAATTTCGAGTTCTCGCTGACAGACACTGCCAACTTCGGAAAAATAGCGCCGAACCGGGTCCCGGAACTGCATTGTGACCTTTACGTTGAAGTGATCACGAAGTTTTGGAGCAATTCCCAACAAAAATTCCCTGTCAAGACTAAAATTGGCGTTCGAGAAGTCGCAAACTGCCGCATATGTCTCTTTGACGTTTTCATAGTGACCTAAAAAGTATTCAATATACCCATCAATGTGTTTTGGAGTCTTTTGGAGAATCTCAGTTGACGTATTTTCGATAAAAAGGTTACTTCGGGACAAATATTTCCCAAAAGGATGCGTGGGTGGTCGTTTACCACCGTTGTATTGCGTACCTTCCCACAAGGTATCGAACATCCTCCAAGCGGATGGGGTATTTTGTTGCAAGCAGTTGAGGTACCAGTTCTCTTTCTTATGCCCCATGTGGGCATACTGGTTCTCCATCGTCACTGTGTAATGAAATGGACTGGTAGCAGACCAACCTGTACCAGGGTTCAAAAGCAGAGTGGGCTTCATGGTAAACTATATACGTCAGGGGGGAATTTTTATGCCTTACGATGTCTATCTAGACAAGAAAATGATCTTTGAATCTATTTCAAAGGAACAAGCAGAAGAGATTCGCACTACCATGCAAAGAATGATCATGGCAGGAATCAATACTACTTATAAGGTCGAAGACATCAGAATTGAACCATGTGAATAATGAAACCCACGTTATTTTTGAACGTAGGAACGGGATGGTCCGGTACTACTCCATTATACTACACTTTGGGGTGGTATAACAAGTATTGTCATGCAGGTCACCGCAAAGAGAAGGGATATTTGTGGTTGCTTCAATTGCAGGAAGATAAAAACACTTTTGAGAGAGTAAAATTCTACAAGAAGTTTTTTGGACCGTCAAGGAAGTCAATAACAACGAGAAAACCAAAAATTTTCACTCACGAATCTCCTTATGTTGCTGGAAAGTGGTCTGAGGAAGAAATTGAGTATTTTTGGGGTCCTCCGTTTGAATTGAAGAAATACGTTCAATATTATCTCAAGCATTGGGATAATATCAAGGATGATTATAAGGCAGTTGCTGATTTTAGCAATCCTAATGGATATTGCTCTCCAGAATATCTACAATTCTTGGCATTTCACTTACAGAGTTATTTTGACGTAAAAATCCACATTATTTTTCGAGATCCTCTCCGTAGACTCTGGTCTTGTCGTCAGGCACAGAAAAGAGACAAACCTGTCGAGCATTTTTTGAAGTGTGGCATGGATTTTGACTATGTGGACATGTATATCAAATGGGCAGCTGCTTTTGGAGAGGATGCCGTCCATATTACGATCATGGAAGATTTTTGGGCAGGTGATACTGCTCCACTTTCTGATTTTATCGGTATGGAGATTGGAGATGTTCATCCAAACGCATATGTTCCAGATTTAGGTCCCTGTGCTCCACATATCCAATATTTGAATGACCAGTGGGAGTCTGATGTCATGCATCTACCAGATCATGCCCGTGAGAAGGCAGGAATCTTTTTAGAACCATGTTATGAGCATTGGAAGCAGTATTTTGGGCACTTGCCAGAATCCTGGAGAAAGTGATAACATACATAGTCTGCTGTCGAGGTAATTATGCTCCGTCTTTGGTATTGGATCAAAGGTGAATACAATCTCTGGAAAATTCGCAAAATGGATCCGTTCATTTATGAGGTTGATGATATGGAGGAGGATCTAGATGACGACGAAACAGAAGAGGTAGAATGATTGGTTTTTCTGAAGGATTTCATGACGCTGGATTAGCAGTTGTTCATGAAAACAAGATTATCTTTGCTGCACACAGCGAAAGATATTCTAAGAAAAAACATGACAAGAAATTGTGCGGTGAACTTGCGTTTTACGGCAATTATCTCAACCCAAATGCTGACGTAGTTGCTTTTTACGAGAAGCAGTTCCCGAAACGTGTTCGGCAATTTTTTGCTGGACAAAAACACTGGCGTAGGCGGCGACATCTAGCATTACGCCCAACTATTAGTTTTCCTCACCACCAATCGCATGCTGCGGCAGCATTTCAGACTTCATGCTTTGAAGAAGCAGCATGTGTCGTTGTAGATAGTATTGGTGAGTGGGATTGCAGTTCTGTATGGACTGCAAAGATGGAAGATGGTAAAGCAGTCTATAAAAAGGTCTGGTCTCAGGCATATCCCAAGTCTATTGGTCTTTGGTACTCTGCATTGACAGGATGGGCAGGTCTTCGCCCTTTAGATGAGGAATACATCTTCATGGGTATGGCAGCATTCGGAAAACCGAAGCATATCGATGAAGTTCGCCAACTTCTGTCACAAAACAACCATCGTGGTTGTCAACTTGACATTGAGAGCAAAGAAGACGTTGCTGCTAGTGCACAGGTTGTTCTGGAGACAGAATTGCATGCTATTTTTGATATAGCAATGCAGTACAGCAATAATATTTGTTATGGGGGTGGAGTTGCCCTAAATTGCGTTGCCAACACCAAACTCCGGGATAAGTGCAATCTATGGATCATGCCTAATCCAGGAGATGCCGGTGGGGCACTTGGTGCTGCCTTATTGGCGTCTGGTAAGAAGGTTGAGTTCACTCCTTATACTGGTCACAGTATTTCTCGTAAAATCGACCCCAAAGAGGTTGTAGACGTTCTTTTGAGGGATGGTATCTGTGGTGTTGCAAATGGCAAGGCAGAATATGGTCCTCGTGCCCTAGGCAACAGATCTTTGCTTGCAGACCCCCGAACCTTTGCAAATAAGGATCGAGTCAACGAAATCAAGAAGAGGCAGAAGTTCAGACCGTTTGCTCCGGCAATTCTGGAGGAATCTTGCCAAGATTACTTCTGGATGCCAGAACATTCCCGGTACATGTCTTATGTCTATCAATGTAAGCGTCCAGACGACATTCCTGCCTGCGTACACGTCGATAATAGTGCAAGAGTGCAAACGGTACCGGAAACCAGTCCATCGGTCTTCAGGGCGATTCTAGAGGCGTGGGAAGAGCGCACAGGTTGCCCAGTGCTACTAAATACATCACTGAACATTCGTGGCATGCCAATGGTCAACGAATGGTCTGATGCATTAGATTTTTCAAACAAGTATAACGTGACTGTATTATGAAAATCCTATTCTCCGGAGATTCCTTCTGCGAAGGCACCGAATTAGACGGTCTGGAGCATAGTCTTGAACTTAGAGACAAACTGAGGTACTCAAACGTAGTCAGTGAGTATGTCAATGACTTATATGGGTTGAATGTTACTTTTGACAATATTGGATACTCTGGTTACTCAAATGATCAGATTACCCGTGATACAGTCACTTGGTGTGAGAATAATGAAGCAGATCTCGTAGTTGTCGAGTTTTCTCATCCCCAGAGGTGGGCGTTCTATAGTGAAGAGCATGAACGCTGGTATAGCATGGATCAGTACGAACATTTCCATGGTTGTCACCCAGATCACAAAGTAATTGGGATTTGTGAGTGGTGGGATAAGAATGTCAAGTCCCGGACCCAGTATATTGAAAATTTCTTCAAAAATGTGTTTCTTCTTGAAAGTTACTTTGAGAAGAAGGGTATTCCTTATATCTTCTTGCAATTAGAGGAATGGACTGAAACAGAACTCAAGTATTGTGTCAGTCCATGGATGGAGTTAGTCAAGAACCGCGATATCAAAGGTGTTACTCCATCTCAAGAAGAATTCGTTCCTAGGGACTACCATCCCGGAGAAACTAATGCTATCTGCCCATCATGGTGGATGAATGAAGAAGAATTGATTAGAGAGTACAGAACTCTTGATTTGCGGGATCGTAAGACTGAATTTGCCACTGGTGATGAGGAAGACACTCACAGGTGGTTAGGGGGATGGCATCCTAGTGCAAATGGTCATATTGCTATCGCAAAATGGATTCTAAGTCAAATGATTGAACATCCAGGACTCAAGCACTTTTTTCCTAAGTGATGAAGAAAGAAGACCTTCTAAGTGACATAAAAAATAATTCTTTTTGTTCTTATCCATTTACCAACATTCGTAATGGAATGTCGCATGGTTATACACCATGCTGTTGGATGCAAACTCAACAATTAGTCGGTCCTGCTAATACGACACCATTTGATTATTATGATGGTCCTGAGGCGAAAGAATTGCGTCGTGCAATGCTCGCTGGTGAAATGTCAGAATATGTCAAAGCAATGTGTCAAAGATGTTTCTATAAGGAGAAACACTTTGGTACATCACCTCGTTTGATGAATGAGTTGTATGATCCCAAAATTTTAGATCATTATGCCGAAGATGGGAGTTATACGGGCACTGCAAGAAATCTGAACCTAGAATTGAATTTTTATGGTAATACTTGTAACTTAGAATGCTATGGTTGCCATTCTGGAGATTCTACGACTAGAGACAGACGTTTAGAGCAATTAGCAGATCTTGATAAGAGATATCCGAGAACTAATAAGTTTCCAGATACAGATCTCCTAAAAATTGATCAAGCTCAATTTAGTGACATTATAAGTGACATTTTAGATAATGCAGATCGTATCAAGTCAATATCTTTCTGTGGTGGAGAACCGATGCTAATGAAATCCCATTTTAGGGTTTTAGATGCTCTTGCTGGTTCTGGTAAGTCAAGGTCTATTAGTTTGTCGTATGTATCGAATATGACGATATTTACTTTGAAGCAGATGCAAAAATATCTTGATAGATTCAATTATACCCACATTCAGTGGAGTTGTGATGGTTTGGGTGATAGGAACTATTATTTGCGATATCCAACTAATTGGGAGCAGACCTTGAGTCATGTGGACGAAATACGCGAGTATTTCCTTAGGACTGGTAAGGGGTCAATTGCAGGAACATATACTCCATCTGTTTTGTCTGTTTACAAGATCAAGGAAGTATTTGAGTTTTTTGAAAAACGTGGTCTCAAAAAACGTCCATTTCAGATCTATAACAACCTAGAAAACCCAGATTACCTCAGGGTCAATAATTTGCCCCATCCCATCAAAGAAGAGATCTATGATGATGTGAAAAGTGTAGATGAGTCTGTTGCTAAGCAGATGATGCAAAGTCCAATAACAAATGGATGGATAAAGGCGAAAAAGTATTTTGATGACCTTGACAGTCTAAGAAATACCAATTGGAGACAGACTTTTCCCGAACTTGCGGGGTACTAAATAATATGGTATTATGCCTGCAGGCATGATGCCTTATTACAAATTGACCTACATGTATGGCTAAAGGTTTCAAGGTGGTGACGACTCCGCCTGAAGGTGAACAGACACAAAAGTCGGACGAATTTTCAATTGAAGCCGCAAGAGAGATGGTAAAGGGTAAGACCTTTGTCTTCTGCCTTCCTGGTCGCGGTGTATCATATATCTTCCTCAAGAACTTTGTACAACTCTGTTTTGAGATTGTGCAGCAGGGAGGTGCTATTCAAATCTCCCAAGACTACTCGTCAATGGTCAACTTTGCCCGTTGTAAGTGCTTGGGTGCAAATGTTCTCCAAGGTCCAGATCAAAAACCTTGGCAGGGCAAACTGCAATATGACTACCAACTGTGGATTGACAGTGATATTGTTTTTGGTCTTGAGCAGTTCTATCGTATCCTTTGGATGGACAGAGACCTTGCTGCTGGTTGGTATGTGACTGAAGATGGCAATACCACTTCTGTTGCACACTGGTTGGAAGAAGATGACTTCAAGAACAATGGTGGTGTGATGAACCACGAGATGCTTGATGGTATTCAGAAGCGTCGCAAACCATTTACTGTTGACTACACCGGTTTCGGTTGGTTGTTGATCAAGTATGGTGTGTTTGAACACGAGATGATGAAGTACCCCTGGTTTGCACCACAAATGCAGGTTTTTGAGTCTGGTGAAGTCCAGGACATGTGTGGAGAGGACGTTTCATTCTGCCTTGATGCTAAGAAAGCAGGGTTCGAGATCTGGTGTGATCCTAAGTGTCGAGTTGGACACGAGAAGACTAGAATCATTTGATTTTATAGATATATCAAATGAATACGCTAGATATGGACAGATACGATATATTCGTGGAAGGTCATCTAATTCACCACAATATAGATGAAGAGGAGATGGAAGAATATACTCAAGATCTAGCGGATGAGTTCTATCAGACAGGAACACCGCATCCAGAGAGTGTAGATGTCGTGTATGTCGGTCGAGATGAAGACTAATACTAGGGGGATCATTGATCCCCCTTTTTCATGCTCTAAATAAATACATCACGAAATACTAGGTCGCGCAGTGCCTCTTCAGAGAACATCGCTGCCATTCAAGGACATTTCACTGTCTTTCAAACGGCATCCAGTTACTAATGATATCATTCCTCTGAAGAATGAAGACGCTATCAAGCGATCTGTACAAAACCTGGTACGTATCCAACTAGGCGAAGTTTTCTTCAATAACCTACTGGGAACTAGGATTACGGGAGCTCTTTTTGAACTAGCGGACGGCGATTTTGTCGATCCAATCAAAACTGAGATTGAAACAACAATTACTAACTTTGAACCTAGAGTGAAATTGACTCGGGTTGATGTTATTTCTGAACCAGACGCAAACAGTCTTGAGGTGACAATTTCTTACGATATTGTTGGACAAAACGCCCCATCTCAAAGTGTATCATTCATCCTTGAACCTACTAGGCTATAATGGCACTAACACAATTTACAAATCTAAACTTTGAGGACATCAAGACCTCAATCAAAGATTATCTGAGGGAGAACTCAAACTTCACAGATATGGACTTTGAGGGGTCTAACCTCTCAATGCTAATCAATCTGTTAGCGTATAATTCATATAGCACCGCCTACAACACCAATATGGCGGTGAATGAGACATTCATCGACTCCGCTACGCTGAGGGAAAATGTTGTATCTCTTGCTCGTAATATTGGTTATGTACCTCGCTCTGTCCGGGCGGCGCGTGCGGTCGTAGATATTTCTATTTCCCAACTTCCAAGTACCACTGAGACAGTCAGTATCTCTCCTGGAGTCATTGCTAACGGCACTGTCTCTGATGTAAATTATATCTTCTCCGTACCAGAAACTGTTACCTTCCCTGCTAATGACACTGAGGCAGGTGCTTCTGTTGAAATTTTTCAAGGTCAATATCTTGAAAACTCATTTACTGTAAACGACTCAATTCCTAATCAGCGATTTATTCTCCCTAATAATGGTATTGATACATCAACGATTACAGTAAAGGTAAGGAATAGTTCATCCGATAACACTGTAACTGAATACAGTCTAGTTGAAAGTATCATCGGTATTACTTCAACATCTAACATTTACCTGCTACAAGAAACTACCGACGAGAAATATGAAATTCTTTTCGGTGACAATGTTTTCGGCAAAAAACTTCAGTCAGGTAATATAGTTACCGTTGGTTATATCAAGACCAATGGTAGGGCAGGAAATGGTGTTCGATTCTTCAATTTTGTCGGCACTCTAAAAGATCAGGATGGTTTGACTGAGAGTGGGTTTAGTGCCAATCTGTTTACTGATACACCCTCTCAGAATGGCGACAGTATTGAGTCTTTGGAGAGTGTCAAGTATTATGCACCCCGCATGTATGCCGCCCAGAACCGCGCTGTGACGGCAAATGACTATGAGGCAATCTTACCCTCCATTTATCCAAACATCGAGTCTGTGTCCGCCTACGGGGGTGAGGAGTTGAATCCTCCCCAGTATGGTCGAGTCTTCATTGCTGCTAAACCAAAGAATGGTTTCTTCTTGTCAGATTTGACAAAGAAGCAACTTCTAGTATCTCTGCGGGATTACTCAATCGCAGGTATTCTCCCATCCTTTGTAGATCTTAGTTTCCTGTTTGTTGAGATTGATACCTATGTCTACTACAACAGCAACTTTATTGGGGATGTTGATAATCTGAAGACAAACGTTATCAGTGCCTTGACCCTTTACGGTGGAGGGCGTGAAATCAATCGTTTCAGTGGTAGATTCAAATATAGTGGCATCCAATCAACCATTGATGGTGTAGATACTTCTATTACTTCCAATATTACTCTCGTCAGGATGCGTCGTAACCTGGTTGCAAAAATCAACCAGTTTGCACAATATGAAATTTGTTTCCTAAATCCTTTCTATTGCAACAAAGGTTCTTACAATATCCAATCAACTGGATTCAACGTATCTGGTGTGGTGGGAACATGTTACTTCTCTGATAATAAGATTGATGAGACTCAAGGTGATCTGTTCTTGTTCCAAATCCTTGATGACGACAGAGTTCAAGTAATCAACTCTAAATTCGGTCGTATTGATTATATGAAGGGTGAGGTTATTTTGGAGACAATCAATATTACCTCTACCCTCGAACCCGACAATGTTATTGAAATTGAGGCAATTCCTCAGTCTAATGATATTCTTGCCAAGAATGAGATGTATCTCTCGTTTGATGTGGCAAAGAGTAATGTCTTCATGCGTGTAGACAGTATTGCAACAGGCAATAACAGTTCTGGTTCTAGGTTCATCTCACAATCTAGTTACTTCCCTGATAAGAGGGTTCGTGGAACCATTATAACTACTACTGCCGGTTCTACACTTATTGGTTATGTCAATGGTGAAAAATACTTTGGCGCATTCCACGTTATGGCGGATGGGACTAAGATGACCGGTTCTTCTCACAGTCCTAACAGTAAGTTGATTACGTCTACCCCCATCGTGACTACTAAAACAGTTACGAGTGTGTCAGCTACTACATCATCCACTACATCATCAAGTTCATATTCAGCACCACAATCTAGCGGATACTAATACAAGTGATTGAGACTTCTCTTACCCGAGTAAAAATTCATGAGGTAGTCGAAAGTCAGATTCCTGAATCGATTGATACAGAGAATCCGCTTTTTGGCGAATTCATGAAGCAGTATTACCTCTCCCAAGAGTATCAAGGGGGACCGGTTGATATTGCTGAGAATCTGGTAGAGTATAAAAGTCTTGACGTACTGAGCAATAATAACCTGACCGGGTTTACCACGGTTACTGAATATGTTGAGGGTTATCATGACACGATTTACGTGGGGTCAACCAAAGGGTGGCCTGGATCGTGGGGTCTGCTGAAGATTGATAATGAGATAATCACATACACTGGTATTGGAACAACTTCATTTACTGGATGTAAGCGTGGTTTCAGTGGAATTGAAAATAACCATAAAACTAATCAACCTGAATATCTAACTTTCACTAGCACTGGGATTTCTACCCATGGTCTTGGTGCTAAGGTTCAAAACCTTAGTAATAGATTCTTACATTCCTTCCTCAAGAAACTCAAGAAGCAGGTTCTGCCTGGATTCTCTGAACGTCCTTTGAATGAGAAGGTCAATCAGAATAATTTTATTCGCCAAGCAAAAGATTTCTATAGAACGAAAGGTACTGAAGAATCTTTCAAAATCCTCTTTGGTGCCTTGTATGGTGAAGAGGTTGAGATGCTTCAACCTGCTCGTTATATGATTCGTCCGTCTGCTGCGGACTATTTGACTAATGATGTGCTGCTCGCTAAAGGCAAAAGTGGCGATGCACTAAAAATTGAAGGACAAACTATCAGTCAAGGTGATGGAACTTCTGCTTCTGTATACGCTGTTGAATCTTCTATCGTTGGAGTCACTACTTACTACAAAATCTCCCTTTCCAAGGGTACAACACTTGGAACTTTCAACCAGATAAACAAGACCTATGTGACCCGTGAGATCCCTTCCGGCGCAACGGTTCTCGACGTTGATTCTACGGTTGGTTTTGATACATCAGGATTCTTCTCCCTAGAAGGGCAGGTTTATCCATATACCAATAGCAACTACACTCAATTTATTGGGATCAATTCTACTACCTCACAGATTGCTATTGGTGCGACTGTTACTGCGGGATTGACTGCACTCTCCTATGAGAATGGAGACCTCTCCCTGCCAGTAGAGGTGGAGATTGTTGGTATTCTTGCATCTTACAGTGGATACTCTGAAAACCAACAGCGTCAAAGTATTATCAATGTCAAGCAAATTGGTAATAATGAGACTGACCTGAGGTTTGCTACTTGGATCCAAAACTCTGCATCTAAGCATACTCTTCTGGGATGGAAGAGTCTTGGACAGGGTAAGTATCAGTTAGATTTTAGTAGGACCCATGACTACTATAAAAGTGATACTCTAGACGTTGTAGATCCAGATAATAATGTTCAAACTGCCACAATCTCAACTATCCTGAGTGATAGTTCTGTGGTTGTCACTACGACAACACTAGATCCTAATATTGTTTATTTCGTTCGTCGCAATATCAAACTTCGTGATGGACATACTGCTGATGTCCAGGCAACTTATCGAGATAATGGAGATGCCGTTTATGTTGCATCTAACAGTATCCCACACTGGGATATGGCTGCTTCCAAGCGGGTACGAGAGGTGTTCCCCTATCTGCAAACTCCAGGCACGACCATCAATCTGAATGATCACCATTTTGCAGATGGTGACATTGTTACCTATAAAGCATCAAATGGAGTTGCTTTAGATAACCTGATTGAGGGAGATTCTTACTATGTCAAACGTCTAAATGGTAACCAATTCTCATTATCACTCACTTTAGAGAATGTTCGCAACGGCATCTATGTTGTAGGTATCACCACTGACGACTCCAATAGGCAGACTGAGCAGCACTTTACGCCCACTCAGTTCTATGGAATTGATAATGACTCCCAAAAACTTCTTCGCAAATTCCCGGTTCCTGAATTTGGTGATGGAGAAAAAGATGCAACCAAAGCAGGTGGCATCGGTTTGTTTGCGAATGGCGTAGAAATTCACTCGTACAAATCTACTGAAAAAGTATTTTATGGTGCAGTCAGGAGCGTAGATGTTCTAAATTCAGGTGATGATTATGATATTGCTAATCCTCCCCGCCTGTCCCTTACACAACCCAATCATACTGGATTAGGTGCATCTTGTGTAGCACTGGTTCAAGGCACCTTAGAGGACATCCTAGTGGATACTGAGGGTGTGGATTATCAAGAGACACCTCTCGTTAGCATCAAAGGTGGTAACCACAAGGGTTCTTGTGTTATTAGACCTCAAACAAAGATCGTTCCTCAAGTAGTAACATTCGATGCCACCTCTGCAGGAGGAGTTGTAAATACAGAGCAAGATCGTTTCTCATTCCCTAACCCCCATGGACTGAAGCATGGTGAGGCAGTAATTTACAGTAGTTTTGGTACTACTGAGGTTGGTATTGGAACTACGCCAGGCAACCTGATTGATGGTAACCCTTACTATGTGGTGGTCAAGGATGAGTTCGAGATCATGCTGTCAGAGTCACCTGAGAAGGCACTGGCAGGGATTGGTACTATTCCTCTAGATTCAAATGGTGCCGGAACCCATCAATTCTCAACTATAAAAAGAAGAAACAAATTAGACAAAATTTATATTGAAGAACCTGGTGTCTTCTACAATAGAAAACTGCAGTTCTCATCTGGTACTGTTGGTATCAACACGTTTATTGATGCTTTCTTCTATCCAGATCATGGATTTGTAGACAATGATGAGATCCGATATGCTTCTCCAGATGGTGGTGATATTGGTGGTCTGACTGAAGGCACGGATTACTTCTGTCAGAGACTTGATAAAGATAGATTCCGCTTGTCAACGGTGGATACTGGTGAGTCATACGTCTCACTCATCAATGATGGTAGTGGAGATCATATCTTAGGCGACCCTCCAATCTTCATCAACATTGTTGGACGCCAGGGCATTACTACAGCAAATGCCACTGCCACTCCTATTTTGAGGGGTAAGATTACTAGCGTTCAGGTGACTGAAGCAGGAACTAAATTTGGTTCTACTGTTATCAACGATAACTTCCGTCCAGATGTCACTGTAATTGAGGGTAAGAACTCATACCTTCAACCGTTTATTGTAAATGGTAGAGTCGAATCTATCATTGTCAAAGCGGGTGGACAAGATTACTTCAATTTACCTGATATTGAAATCAGTGGTGATGGAATTGGTGCCAAAGCAAAGGCAGTCATTGAAAATGGCGAAATCAAAGATATCATCATGATTTACAAGGGTGTAAATTACACCCAAGGACAGACCACTGCAAAAGCAAGAACTCCTGGTTCAGGGTGCATTCTTTCGGCAAACTTGAAAGAATGGAATGTCAATGCTGTTGATCGTTATGCAAAACTGGGTCAGGTTGGTCTTGATGATGGATATTACACCAATCCACGTGAGGCAGGATATGGTCTCCCTTACGTAAACTATTACCCTTCCCGTAAACTTCGGGACTATCTCGGAGATGAGGGTCAGACCCACTCTCCTATTTTGGGATATGCTTATGACGGCAACCCCATCTATGGACCATATGCTTTTGAGGGAACCAATGGTGGTGCTCTGAAGTACATGGAATCTAGTTACATCAAAGTAACTGGACAACGTTTTGATGGTCCTCCCATACTCAACTTCCCTGCTGGGTTCTTTGTAGAGGACTACAAGTATGTGCCTGGTTATGGAGACCTAGATGAGCACAATGGTCGTTTTGCCGTTACTCCGGAGTATCCGAATGGCGTCTACGCTTATTACACAACAGTATCTCCTAATCTGGTTGCAAACCCTGGAGATCCTTTCAACCAGAGTAGAACTCCCATCTTCCCCTATGTTGTGGGAGAAACATATCGTTCCAAATTAGAATCTAAAAACTTTGAGTTTGATTTTGACCAACGTCAGGATCCCACTCAATATGGTCTGGTCAAGAATACCAGAGGATATAACATTGATGAGTATGAGTTCATCTCAAACTCTAATAAAGGAACTCTAATCCAATCACAAATTTATTCAACAGAAGAAGGTCCCGTTGAAAGGATCAAGATCGTTGATGGTGGTGAAGAGTACAACGTTGATGATAACTTAGTATTTGATAATAATGGCACTCAAGGATTTGGTGCTATTGGTAGAGTTGCGAAAATTGTTGGACCCGTTGCTACTGATATTGAGTCTACCCTATTAGAACTTGATGATATTGAATTCCTTTTCAAAGAAGGAGTAGTAACTGGTATCAGCACAGTACCTCACGGATTGAATAACAACTCATTCGTGAAAGTTAGTGATGTTAGTTCACAGCGACACATTCAATTGCAAGGTATCCACCAAATTAGGGTACCTCAGGTAACATCAGGTATTGTAACGGCACTACAAACAATCAACGCCAATTCTGGTTTTACTACCAGTGTTCGTCTTGCTGATAATGTCAACGTATTCAATGTCAATGATATTGTCCAGGTAGATGACGAGCAAATGAAAGTGTTTGGGGTTGATGAACTCCAGAACCAACTTGATTTGATTCGTGAGTTCAATGGTACTGTTGCAGCAGCACATACATTTGGGGTTGCTATCAAACAACTTCCCACCAGGTTCGAGTTCGATCTTGAATATATTCCTGCTACACCAGAGAACTACACAGTCTACTTTGACGCTGGCAATGTAGTTGGTCTTGGTCTCTCCTATGGTGCAGTAAACAATCACACCATTGATACTGTTGACTTCGGACAGCAGACTATTCCTACACGGTCAATCTTTGTCCCAAGGCATGAGTTTGAGACTGGTGATAAGATCACATACAAGTCTGAAAATGGCACGCGACTGAACTATCAACCCACCACAGGTGCTGGTGGAACAGATAGTGGTTGGACTTCACCTGTACCTGAAACTGATCTGTATGTTCAGGTGCTGAGTCAGAACACTATCGGTATTGTTACAACTTACAGCGGTATCAGTTCTGCTGAAGCAAGAATCATGTATTACCCAGATCAAACTGGTATTGGTAATACACACCTGTTCTTGACTGACAGAGATGCTGTAACTGGTAAGGTTAGTACCACTAATGTTTTGGTCACAACCAGAGATGATCATACTCTGCGACCTCTTGATAATATTGATATGACTGTGGTTTCAGCGGCAACGTCGTCTGTTTCCCTAGTCTATGATCCCGGCAGTCGCTTTGTAAGTATCGGCAATTCTGCTAATCCCCGAATTGATGTCACTCGTGGCGACACGCTTGAGTTTGATGTCTCCGATGCGAGCATGGTGGACACCAAAATTCAGTTCTTCTTAGACCCAGAATTCCGTAAGGAATTTGTTGGTTCGGGTACTACTGATCCTCAGGTAACTTACAGCGGTGTTGCTGGAAATGCTAACGCAACAGCAACTGTTGCAATGGATACAGATGCACCAGAGATTCTGTATTATCGAGTCAATTCTCTCAGCAGTGTAAAAACTATTGATGAGAATATTGACATTGATGACTATAACAAGATTGTCGTCAACAACAGTGTCTACAGTGCTGCTGGTACAATCAGCACGGTTGCTAGTAATCAATTCACGTTCAATGTCTTCAAACAACCTGAGCGTGTGGGTTACACCACAGTAACGGCAAATATTGCATACCTGACTGACTCTAAGACTGATGCTGGTCCTGTGGCAGTTGTTGATCTTCTGTCTGGAGGAATTGGATACCGCGATGTTCCTAAGGTGAGTGTTGCCTCAACTAGTGGCACTTCTGCTCTCCTGCGTCCAACTGGTTCTAAGATCGGTAAGATTAGTGAGGTTCGGATTTCTGGGTATGGATTTGATTATCCATCTGACAAGACTCTGCGTCCTGAGGCAGCAATTCCCCAGATCATTTACCTCAAAGACAACTTCTCTATCGACCGTGTTGGAATCACATCTGCTGGTAGGAAGTATCTGACCCCACCCGACCTGGTTGTTTACAACTCTAAGAGTGATCAAATCAGTGATATTACTAAGTTCCGGGTATCCTTGCAGGGTTCTGGTGTCAGTGAAGTGAATATTATTAGCGGTGGTAATAACCTCCGTAGTGGTGATAACAAACTCATTGCTATCAATAACACCAATGGAGTTGGTATTGTTAGTGCATCCTATGCATTCCCCAATGTAACCCTGACACTCAAGACACCTACAACTGGTTTCACAAATGCTGTTCCACTTCCATTCGCTGTTGGGGATAAGGTTTTTGTGGAGAATGTGGGCGTAACCACCGGTAATGGTTATAACTCTGCTGACTTCGCTTACAAAACTTTCACTCTTACTGCAGTCAACGCAAACCTGAATGTATTCAACGGTGCAACCATCACCTACGAAACGGAACAAAATCCAGGTTCATATGATGGTAGTCAACTCGGATCTGTATCTAACATTGTTGACATTGCTAAATTTGAGATTGACTTGGTAGAAAGCACGTTTGATAGTGGTGAAACTGTCTACAACCAGAATGGAGATACCTGTAAGGTAGTCTTTGGTGAGGGCAAACGATCCAATGTCATTAGAGTGGATAATGTTGATGGATTCTCTGTTGGTGACAAGGTGGTTGCAGAACTCTCCAACTCTGGCGGCACCATTGAACAGATTGACACTCCCAAGGCACATTTTGAAACTGGTGTCGTCTACAATGGACGTT